ATATACTCTGTCCATAGCTTCCATGTTATGATCATGTACCTCTGGAATAAAAATTTCCCTTCCACAAATCTTACAAATACCATATGTCTCTGCAAACGAAATTCTTTCACCTATCATTGGAACAATTGTAAACCTTGTTTCAAGTTCATAATCAACTAGCTTTCGACAATATGCGCACAAAAGTTTCTTCTCCATCTACATTACTCTCCTAACTCAATCCCACAAATTTCTTTCGCCAGTTCTCTTACCGCAACACGTTCTTCACAAACACAATATCCATCATCTTCATCAATTGTAAGATCATTATTGTACATGAATTTTAGTAACTCTTCTAAGGTATGAATATCTTTTTTGACTTCATTTACCTTGGCATAAAACTCTCGTTTTAGAACCGCTTTTATTTCTGATTCAGTGCGATATATCTCTTCTAAAAGAACCATATATAAACCATGCGTTATACTGTCTTGTATCATTATATATATTAGATCGCCAAGACATTTAATCTCCGTAATAATTCCAGATTTAACAGTATATGGTTCATCGTACCAAGCAAAATACACTTCGTCTCCAACTTTGAAATCGCCCATCTTTATCACCTCTTTCTAATACCAAGCCCACAAAATTACTCCAATTAAGCATGATACATGGAACATAACCCATAAGAAAAATATCCTACATTCAGTTAAATCCCAATTATATGAATCATCACAACCAGTAATTATGAGCCAAACCCAAGCAGCTACATACAACAATACGCACACAGCAATTGAAAATATTCTGATTGTTAATTTAACATTATCTATCATTGCATCCTACTATTTATTGACTTCAACTGCTACCAATTTATCTTTATTTTTCATAAAATCTAATTCGACTTCTTCTTGTATATCTTCATATAATTGATTATAATATGATTTCTGTAATTTGAAAAAAGCAACCTTTAAATCATCTTCATAAAACTTACCTCTTTGCCCATTTTTAATTTGCCGATAAGGATTTTCAGGATGACAATACTCCACAGAAATCATTCCATCTTCTCCATTATATGTAGTCTCCATCAAAATACCGCCATTTTTCAATGCCATGTACTCAACTGGATTATCTTCAATAAACCCATATGGATGCCAATCATAATCATCAGGAATAACAGTTGGTTCAATAACATCAAAATATTTTTCCAATTCATCTCCTGACATCACGCCAAGATGTACTCCATCTACACCAAATCTAAAATTAATAACATTTTCATCTGTATCAATCTTAACAATCTCACATACCTCGCCAAGATTATCGAAGCATCCCATTGGTTTCTTTAATTTAATCTTATGATCTGTTGTCAATTCATTAATATTAATCATGCTGCCACCTTACCTTTCTTACTAAAATGTTTATTCCATGCATCAACCGCTTCTTGCTGATCGGCAGTTAGAGGATCGTTGAATCTTTGCAGCGCTTGTACGATTCGTCCATTTTGTATTTCAATCGTCACTAACGATTTGTTTGGTTCTTTTACTCTTCTTAAGAACATAATGTGGCATTCGCCATCAATAACTCGATCTATGTAACTTGCCACACAATTATTTTGCTGCACCGCTTCGTCTTTAATGTCTTGAGTAGAGTCTGGATAAAAGAATCTCAATCCTTTATATGTAAATTCATATTCTTTAGTAATACGTTTCTTGAAGACTTCTTCCGAAAATTCTTTTTGTAATCTTTTGTAATTTCTTGTGACAATATCCATTGTTGTTTTGAAATGTCTTGGATATCTATCAAATTTATGACTGATTGCGTCCATCATACGGGCATAATCACGCAATTCTCTGAGTAACCAATTTATACTATTAGTAGCAGCTTCAAATGTAATTATTCTATCTATATAAACAAACACATCTGCAAGATTGTAGCCGTAATCCTGATTTAAAGCCTCCAAAATTTTCGTAAAACGATATCTATGATTGTCCTCAAAGAAATTTATTAAATCTTCTTTGGTTAATGTCATATACTCTGTCTGTAAAATCGTTTGTACATAATCTGGATACATCTTATAAAAATCAACAAAATCATTACTTAACAATCGTCTATTCTTCACACCAAGACAATAATTTCTCAACCATTTTGGTACTTCATTAATTGAATATCTGAAATCTTCTACGACTTGTTTATGTGTAAATCCTATAGCAAAGAATTGCTCACACATAGAATACTTACTTGCATATTCAAACAAAGTTCCTAAATTATAATCAATGAAGCCCCATGTAGTTCTTCCCATTTCACAATTTCTTCGCCAATTTACATATTTTAAAAACTCTGCATAATGTGGATCGGACACAAACAATTTGTCCAATTCATCAGCTGAATGTCCAGACAGAATGTTATTTAAAGCTTTCACTTTCTTACCACTTTTACCATAACAATCACCATTTGATAAATCATATTTGCAAGTTTTACCATCATCCAGATGGAAAACAATAAACTTACCTTGTTTTTCTGCTGTGATAATGTTTCAACTCCTTTCATATTTCGCCTCAAATTCCTATTTTATATCATTGCATTTACACCCATGCTCGAATACTACTATGATTCATCCTGAGATAAAAGTCATATATATATGTACATAATTTTTTCTCATCGTCAAATATCTTGTCAGACATTTGCACCCACCAAGCATGCAATCTTTTCTTTTCTGTATTCAAAATCAGTACAGGAATATGACGTTCATATGCAATTGCAATCTCCATAGATGTACCAATGCTCTTCGGATCATTCGCATTTACCACAACAAGATCACTATTTCTAACAAAATTTGTATCAAATCTCATTACTTCTTTTTCTGTATCATGTAACTCTGTTTGAAAATTGTAATAATCAACGGGGTTAATAATGTTGACTTCTTTCATATTAACATTAAGTATTCTACGCATAGCAATAATTTGATTGCAAATTCTTTCTCTCCAAGTATTCTGCTCTTCAAATGATAAATCCTGCATACCGCCTGCAAGATAAATCTGAAATACATTATTTTGCATTTAATTTCTCCTCCACTTTCTTTGTTAAATAATCCAAAATATCTTTATCTGTTTTAAATGCCTGAGTATCTTTCATAATCCTCTCAGCACTTAGAATACATTGATTCATCTTTTTAAAATTATCCACTGTAATATGTGAAAAGAATCTGGAATCTTCTTTGACAGAGGCAGGATTCTCACCTATCTTTGTATAATGAAATTCTTCACAGATCAGTAGCATATCTTTACGACTTGGAAATCCACCCATTCTAAATGAAAAATTAACCACATGTTGAATTACTTTTGGATTACATTTACTCTGCCAAAAATCTCCAATATGTACATCCATTATTTTCTTTCTCCTTTCATAACATATGACTCAATCAATCCTTTCCTTAGTCGATCATTCATATCCTGAATCGCTTCCTCGATTGTTTTAAATTTACATGAACAAATATGCTCTTTGGTCAAATTAACAAATGAATATGTGCCATCTGACTTGTTCTTAAAAATAACAACCACTGATTCTTCTCCATTTGGTTTCTTAACAATGAATCTGAGCGCACCTTTTTGTGTTTCCTTTTTGTTTTCAAGCAAGATAGTATAATTGATTTTTAACCAGCTACCATCTGCCCATACTTGTTTAATTTTTTCTTCAGCATTTTGAAGTATACAATGTCTATAATCAATACTCTCGATATTATAGACAAGTGATTCAATGGCTTCTTTATCATTTTTTATTGTGATTTGACCATGCGTTCCATTTCTTCCATCTGCAATCGCATCAATAAATTCTTCTACAGTATACTCTTTATCAAGCACAACATCATATTTAGTACATTTATCGTTATCAGAACGTGGGCGTTTTATTAATTTAAACATCTCTACCACCCACTTTCTTATTAAATGTTTCTTGTAAATTTAACCAGAACTGTCCATCATCAGCAAACCCATAATGGTCTGCCATTGTTTTCGCAAATTCTTTTGTAACACTTTGTGATCCGTTAATCAGCCCTTGCACATAATCAACATCCATGCCGATTTGACTCGCAAGCTGATAAGGAGTCATCCTGCAAGATTCAACAAATTCTTCTAAGCATTCGCCAGGATGAAAAGCAATTTCTTCTCCAATCTTTACATACATTTTTACACCATTCCTCTCACAATTCGTTCATTTGTTGTCATCAAGAAGTTATTGATACGATCCCAGTCTGGTTCGTCTGGCAAATCAGTATTCATATAATCATAATCAAATTGATAAAGTAATCCTTCAATAAAAACATCGTATGACTGATTTGGGAAATATTCTGTATACTCATTGTGTTTGCCAAATCTATATGTTTTATGCGTACTATTGTACCCTTCTTTGATCTTTACAAGATCTTTTCCTATGTCATCCATAGATCCAAACATTGTTCCGTTATGTAATAATTCAATGCCCTGCAACAATAATCGAACTGCATGCATCATTGATTTATTAGCGTATCGTTCTGCCTTTTGCTTTTCTTTCTCTGAATCTTTATTTTTATAATAATTAAAACTCGTTCGAGTCAGACAATCACAAATATATCCTTTATATGCATGATAAACTCTCTTAGATAAGAACATATCTCTATTTTTAATCAACTCCATACCAATATCGGATACACACAAATAACGGTCTGGCGCAAAATACAACAGTTCTAAATATGTAGGATTACCTTTTTCAAGCATGTTAATCATCTTAATATGCGAATGTAACACAGTATCAACATCTTTATGATCGTCTGTCTTTTCAAGATTATTTGGATTATTATTCAACAAAATCTCTCTTTTATCACTAAGGAAAACACCACGTAAATCAATGTCAGAATCCTCTGTATTTGTTCCGTAGGCATAACTTCCACCTAACGTTAGAAAAGCGATTTTGTGCGGATAATCTCGCAAAAAGTCATACTCTGTAGACGAGTTTATGTAATCCTTTACTTCTTCAATTGTCATGATCTCACCTCTTTTATCCACATAATGCTTTCTTAAACTGTACAATATTTTGACTAACCCACTGGTGAGTGATTCCAAGCTGACTTGCAATTTGTCTTTGTGTTAAACCTTTTTGCTTTAACGTGATAATCTTTTTATTTCTCGGTGCCAATTTATCAAACTCATTTTGAAAATGTACCTTTGTAAGCACCTCATCCTCTACATTATCTTTACTCATCAGTGTTGTTCCGATTGTAATATCATCTTCTGGTTCGTATCCTGCCAATGGCGTATCTAACGATTCGGCATTTCTATTCATTTTTTCTGTTGGTCTATACCATTTTGTATAATACTGATTTATTTCTGTTTGCAATACCCACCGAAAGAAAGTACCAAAAGCTCCTTTAGACTCGTCCCATTTTAACGCCGCTTTGCAAATCGCCATACGACCAAGATCCATATATGTATCAAAATCTGTAAACTTTGTAAAATATTCTTCGTGCAAATGCCAAATTAAAGAATAATTATCTTCAATCAGCTTTCGCTGTTCATCATTTAGTTTCTTCACATTTCTTAGCCTCCTGTTCTTTAATGAATTTCTCCATATGTTGTACAAATTGAATATGTGTACAAATCAACTTTCGTTTAATATAAGTATCCAGACATGCCATCCCATCCAAAGTATGACTATATTTAGCAATACACTCATTTCTTACTCTTCTCAGATATTCATCACATTCTTTTGATGTAATTTCTAAATATTCATTCGACACATATAAAGCATTTTCTCTATTAACATCTTCGACAAATATGTTATAAATAATTTCATTGCCAAAATTTATTCCTGGAACAACTTCTTTGATTCTATATTGGTGTGTAATTTTATTTAAACATAAATCAATAGTATCGATATTTTGATTTAACATAGCTTCCAACAAATTAACAGGCATGTGGTAATTCTGGGCGATATAATATAGCTTATTTAATTCAACATATCCAATTTGCTTTTCGAGATTTTCAAAATGATTGTACACTTTATACTGCTGTTTATGTACAAAATTCACTTTGCAATTATCCATACATCACACTCCTAACACATATTTCTCACTTCTAAATCCAGCTGCATTTGGATGACCGCCACCACCATATTTCACAGCAAGCTCATACACATTTACTTTATCTTGTTCTGCGGATCGTAGCTGATATTCCCACATACTTCCATTGAATGAAAAACCGATAAACATATCGTATTTAGAAGCATCAATAGATTCGAAGAAATCAGAATTGATTAACGCTCTGTTGATTGCATAGACTTTATGTCCCTCAAATATGGTTTCAAAACCATATGCTCTAAGATATTGTTCTGCATTTGCTGCTAAATACTCAATAATTGATAAGCCATCTGCTATCATATCACCAATAATTTTTGCTGCTTCATAAATTCCTTGATCTTTATTTAACGTGTTTAGCAATGGACTTAACGCATCAAAATCATACGATTCAAATGCATAGTGAAATGCTTTTACGAATTGTTTTGACGTTTCACCAAAATAAAATGTATCCCACATGGCTGTATATTCTGCCAGTTTTGGATAATCTGCTTTATATTTATATATATTGAGTAATCTTTTTACATTTTTCTCATCCGTCCTCTCAATTTGCTCCCAATTTTCATCACACATATATTTAAAATATAACCATGTCAAATTCGCTCCCGAAATACCCGCTCCAGTAATTCTGATTCCTTTTACATCACACTTGAAATCTTTATACGCTTCAATCGTAGACTGATGATGGTCGATCCAAAATACATTCTTTGTAATACTGAGCAACTGCCACATCTCTTCTGGCTCAATACTGTAGTCTACAATAAACACAAATTCATCCTGCTCAATGTCATAAAACGGGAATTTCATGCCGTAATTAATTTTTCGGAAGTCCTCTGGTTCAAATGCTAAACCTCGCTGTTCACAAGCTTTTCTAACGTAAAAACCAGATACAATTCCGTCTTGATCAACGTGATAAAAACATTTCATTATTTTTCCTCCTTTAATTTATTATTAATAAATTTTGCACACTCTTGCATAGCATTTTTACCACTAAAAACTTTAGCTATTCCATTATCTTTACATAGATTCTCAACGGCTTTAAGATCATGTGCGATTGTGTCTCCGCTATATAAATTTAAGAAGATTGTTTTTTTGGGACGTTTATTTACATCATCTACCAATTCTGCTATAGAATATACTCCTCTAATTCCTTTTGTAATACCATACACGACATAATCTGCTGTTTCTCTTTCGTAGACTTCTTTTTGCCTGTCTTTTTCACTCCAACCATGAGTGATTGGATTATAATAATTGCATTCAAGCATTTTCTGGAATTTATTTCTCCATTTCCATCCAGAAGTTGTACCACCTAAAAATACTTTCATTCTTCTTTCTCCTTCACTATTTTTACTTTATGACCAAGTTCTTTTTCAATTTCTGAAATTGTCATTTCTTTCTGACTTGCTTTATCGTTCATTATATCTACATCAGCATATGTACCTGATTGTCTTTTATAATAGAGGTGTGCAAGGAGAATATTAATTGCATCACTCACTTCCTCCTCTGTTGGTTGATGAAAATTCATTGCTTTAAGAATGTTGCGACATTCGGCTTCTGATAAAACCGACCAATCTACTGTATATGCAGGTATACCCAACATTGTACTTGTATCAATTATCGCAATCTGTAACATTTTATTCATCGTTACATCTCTCCTTTCTCAATTCCTTCTTTAATATTTCTATATACAAGAGCCTCTTTGGACTCTTTGTCATTGATTCCATTTCTTTCTAATAGCTTGTCCAATTCTTCGGGACTCAACCGATCAAAGAATCGTTTTATTTCCTGTTTACGTTCTTGTCTTGTTTTCATTTTTTTTGTTTAAATTCCTTTAGTTCTGTTATTTTTTATAGTTGCCAAACCCACAAATAACATAAATCCGACAAAATAACATAGATTTTAGTGAGTGCTATAACAAACCTCACTTTTGGCGTACTCAAAAACTATTTGAGCAGAATATTTTTATATTCCAAAAACACACCAAATATTTTAAAATTTTTATTTTGTTTCTTAGCCATATCTACTTCACTACCTTACCATCTGGCATTATAAATTCCCAATACCCATCACTATTTTCAACTTCTTTTGGTTCTTCTTTATATATTTTCTCCATCAACTTCCGACCTCGCTCAATATCTTCTTTTGTCCAATTTTCTACTTCGTCAATCAAACCTTGCAAAAACTTCAATGATTCTTGTTTACTCATGAGTCTTATTCCTCACATTTTCTACCATATAGTAAGAATCCAATATCTCGTATTCTACCTATCTTACGATCATCCTTGTTTTCAAAAAATTCTAAAGAGTAAATATCACGATTAGAGGTATTTACTGGTTTGTCAAATTTAACGGTCATATATCTATACCCATATCTGCGACCAATCTCATCTGTTCCGATGCGAGTAATTGTACCTTTGTCGTTATTTCTAACCAAACCTCCTTTAGCCGCTGGCTTCATTCTATAAATATAAACTCTATCTCCGACCTTTAGCATTTACTTACCTTCCATTTCTTCATAAAGCTCTCTAAATTTTCTAAAATCATCTGCACTGCCACCATTATCTGGATGACTTTTCTTCATTGCATACTTCACTGCGTCCTTAACATCTGAACGAGTTTCTTCCTTATTATATGTATCATTTTCTTTGTTGTTAGCATCAGCCATGAACGACATCTTATCTAAGATCAGATTTACATTTGTCTGCCTCATCCGATCCATCTTTCTTTCGTATCTCAGGAATACAATCACTCCAACAATACAAAACCCGATCGCATAGCCAATGGCAAACTCAATATTGGCTCCCATATTAATTACCTCACTTTACATTTTTTCTAATAACACAGTAACGGCATCGTCAATAGCCTGATGCATCTTTTCTGCCTGGTATTGTGACTCTGTATACATACGATCATCTCCGTATATTATTGGTCTTTCAGGTAACCAATGGTTTTGAATATCTCTTAATATCCTAATAACCTGATCATCAAACATCATATCTAATTGCTTCATATCATTTTCTGTCCGAGTACGCAGTGATACATCATTATCCTTGTGAAAATCACTAACACGTTTATCTTTTCGATACAAACTATCAAATATTTCGTTACCAATAATGTTACCAACAATCGTTCCCAATATAATCGCAACTATATTTATCATTCCTCATACTCCTTTTCTTTCTTGTATATCTCTGGATAATATTTTTCTACAAGCTTCTCAGGATAACCAACCATTCTATGTGTTCCATAAGGTTTCCACATTAGATATTCGCACCAATTAGTGCTATTCTTGTTTATCCAACTAACATCTTCGAGCATTTGAGTATAAATTCCTTTATCATTTCTAATAAGTTTATTTCTGTTCCATGCTTTGACCTCAATCATTACATCTTGGACACTAACTCTTTTAGCAAGCCGACATAGCCATTTTTGTAATTCTCTATATGTTTCTTGAAATTCTCTGTCTCGCAAACTGCCTTCGACTAACAAATAATATGTTCCTTGTGTTTCGAAATTTCCTCTTCTACCATTTCCAAAATGAGTTCGTTGTTCAAATTCATTACATGAATCGCTCATATCATATCCTGCTTTTTGAACTATATGTATATTCATATCGCTTTCAGACCCTGTTACTCTAGGCAAATGATTCAATGCAGTTTCAAGTATGTATCTTTCCTCTGCCTGTGTTCTTCCAAATGGTCTAACTTCAACAAATCCCTTTACATATGTCCACCAACTCATTTCTCATCATCCTCTCTTTACATAAAACTCAGATTTTACTCTATTACATATCTTTTCTCACAGCCACATTTCTTACACCGATAAACCTTTTCACACTTATAAGGCTTAGTTGATTTCTCGCTCCAATATATATCTGAATTAAATATCTGTTCCCAATCATGTTTACAGAAGCAAGACCTGATATACCAAATTAATCTTCTCATTTAATACCTTACACCTCATATTTCACTCAATAAGTCTTTCACAATTACTCGGTCTGCATCTTTAACCTTTTTTGATTTTGTTGTTGCCATGAACTTTAACCACTCTTTTCTCATTTTCTTTTCATTATCATTTAGGTGTTCGATGACAATTAATTGCTTAGAATTAAGTTTGTCGTGACTAGAAATATAGTTATTAGATCGGAAGAGCACACG